AACTGCTAACTTAGAAACATTTTCTGCATCTGCATTAGTTTCAATATCTAATTTGAATGCAAGTTCAGCATCTCAGCAAGTTTCTATAAATGCATTAAATGTATTTACTGCATCACAATCAACTGCAAGTTTAGTAGTATCAATTGATAACTTAAATGCAACAACTGCAAGTTTATTAGTTGAAACTGCTAATTTAGAATTATTCTCTGCATCAGCATTGGTTTCAATAAGTAATTTAAATTTAAGTTCAGCATCTCAGCAAGTTAGCATTGATAGTTTAAATGCAAAAACAGGATCATTTGCAACAACTGGAAGTAATACATTTATTGGAACACAAATCATTAGTGGTAGTGTATTAATATCAGGAAGTGCAACAAATGACTTGACAGTAGTAGGACAAATATTCGTTTCTTCTTCTGCAACCGGTGGAACAACTGCACCTAGAATAGCAGTTTCAGGCTCACAAGGACAATCTATAATCAATAGAAATAGTATTAGTACGAGAAATCTTACACATACTAATAGTATATTCCCATCTTTCTTTGAATTTGCAACAGTTGCAACAGGAGATGCACTTGGTTTTGCAATTGACCCAACTGCTTTAGGTATACCTAACTGGTCACAAGGTGGAGCAGTATATGTAAATAATACTCCAGGTGATACTTACCCAGCAGTATTTGGTTTCCAAAATAAAGCAAACTATACAGATGGTAGAGTAACTGTATTAACTCCATTGATTGTAACTAATGGATTGCAAGTTACCGGTTCGACAGCAATAAGTGGGGCAATTGAAATAAAAGGAAATGTAAATCAATTAACAGGAAGCATAACTGCATTCGGTAATGTGATAACTCAACAGGGTGTGTTCAGTTCATCTGTTGATGGTGGATTATATATTGATAATATAGGATATGTTGGTTCAGGATCAGCAGGTGGATACTTTATAGGAACTACAACACAAGATTTAAAAATACAAAACTGGTATTCTTCTTCAGTAGATGGTAAGAATTTAGTAATTGAAAATTTTTCACCAACAGGCTCAGCAAATCCAATATTTGGTAAAGTTGCATTGAGAGCAAGAGGTGTGGGTGGTGCAGTAACAGTTGAAAACTCTGACCAATTTAGAGTTGAAGCACCATATTCTGTATTCAGCGGTTCAGTATATATCGCTACTGGTAGTTTGCAAAATGGAATAAACGAAACAGTTGTAACGTATAATACAGCAACTGGTGAACTAAGAAAAGCATCAATTGCAAATATCCTATCTGCATCATTGGATGCAGCAGAGTTCTGGTCAACAACAACTCAAAGTGGAAGTGCAGGAGTAAGCGGTAGTGTTTCATTTAATAATTCAGGTAGTGTAGCAGGTATATCACTTGCAAATAATACACAAGTAACAGTATCACAAGCAGGAACTTACAACATTCAATTCTCTGCACAGGTAGAAGCAAACGCAGGTGCAGATACACTTTACTTATGGTATAAGAAAAATGGAACTAACATTACTGCATCTGCAAGTAAAGCAGTATTAGCAAATAATACAGCACAAGTGATAACTGTAAACTTATTTGATGAAGCAGTGGCAAATGATTACTATGAATTAGTATACCAAACCTTAAACGGAAATGCAGTTGTATTAGCAGAAGTAGCAAGTGGAAACATACCTGCAATACCTTCTGTAATATTAACAATCCAACAAATAAGATAAAAAATAACTATAAATTAAAAAAACATTGTTTTAAATATATAAATCAAAATTGATATGAACGCAAAAAAAGTATTGAATAAGATTGTAGAGTTTTTATCAACTGAAGAAGTTGAATTAACATATGCTAAATTAGCAGACGGAACAATCGTAGAATCAAAAACATTCGATGTAGGTGAAGAATTAATGGTAGTTTCAGAAGATGGAACTAAATCTCCTGCACCAAACGGAACACATGAGTTAATGTTGAAAGATGAGTCTGGCAACGAAAACTTAATCAAAGTAAGAACTGAAGATGGTGTTATCGTTGAAAGAGAAAACGTTGAGTTAGCTGATGAAAAAGTAAAAGACATTCCTCAAGCAGGAACTTATGTAAAAGAAGATGAAGTTGCAGAAGTACCTGGTCAAATCGAAAAAGGAACTTTGAAAGCAGCAGAGCAAACTGATGAAGTAGAAACCCTACCAGAAGATGCTATGGATGAATTAAAGCCAGAAGATAAAAAATCTGACATGGAAATGGAATTCAAAAAGATGATGGAAGACATGGCTTACAGAATCGAAGAGATGGAAAAGAAAATGATGAAGATGGAAGAAGCAGTAATGCCTCCTGTAAATTCAGAAGTGACTGAAGAAGAAGCTGGTATCAAAATGAGTGAAGAAGAAGAGTTACCAAAATTAGATGGTGCTCCAATCGAAGAACAAAAGTTTGCAGCAGCTGAAACAAATAGAAAAAATTATGGTAAGAAATCAAAAGATGCACAATCTAACTTCTTATCTAAACTTTATAAATAAAATAATTAAAATCATTTAAAATGAAAGCAAAACAAAATTTCGCATTACCAACTGTGACTTCTACCTACGCAGGTGAAGCAGCATCTGGTTACATCGCTGCGGCGTTGTTAAGTGCTAACACTTTGGATAAGAAGCTTGTTACTATCATGCCTAACGTGAAGTACAAATCTGTAATCCAAAAGTTAGACGTAAGTGGTATCGTACAAGACGCATCTTGTGATTTCACAACTTCTGGTTCAGTTGCAATTTCTGAGCAAGTATTAACTCCAAAAGAGTTACAAGTAAACTTACTATTATGTAAGCAAGAATTCGTAGATAGCTGGGAAGCATTACAATTAGGTTTCTCTGCATTCGATGAAATTCCAAAGAACTTCAACGATTTCTTAATCTCTTATGTAGGTGGTAAAGTAGCTGAAGCGACTGAAGAGTCAATTTGGCAAGGAAACAACTCATTGAATGGTGAATTCGGTGGTTTCCAAACAGCATTCTCTGCTTCAATCGCAGCAGGTGGTGCAACAGCAGTATTAGCAGCTAAGAGTGGTTCAATCGTAATCTCTGGATCTGTAACTTCTGCAAACGTAATCGACAAATTAAATTCAGTTGTAAACACTATCCCTGATACAGTTTACGGTAAGCCTGATGTATTATTGTATGTTTCTACAAACGTAGCAAAAGCATACCAACAAGCTTTAGCAGGTGGTGCAATTGGAGCAAACGGATGGAACAACCAAATGAACGTTGGTGAAAAACCATTCAACTTCAACGGTATCGAAATCGTATGGTGTCCAGGTATGAGTTCTGACAAGATTGTTGCAGCTCAAAAATCAAACTTATTCTTCGGAACTGGTTTGTTATCTGACTACAACGAAGTAAAAGTTATCGACATGGCTAACATCGATGGTTCTCAAAATTACAGAATTGTAATGAGATATACAGGTGGTACTCAGTTCGGTATCGGTCAAGACATCGTTTACTACGGAGCTTACTAAAAATAAATCAAAGGGTGGGTTTCAACACCCACCTTTTTTATAAAACTATTAAAATTAAAGTATCATGCCGTGTTCATTAACATTAGGAAGAAATGAGGTTTGTAAAGAAAGTATAGGTGGTTTACAAGGTGTTTATTTCATCAACTACACTACTGGCTCTTTCACAGAAACCGCAGCTCAAACAGCAACTCCATCAGGATTGTTGACTGGCGTTCCTTCAGGCTCAATTTTGTATTATTACGAATTGAAAGGAACAAGTGCATATACTGAAACTGTAAATACTTCAAGAGAAAACGGAACTACATTCTTTTCACAAGAATTAACTCTTAACTTGAAGAAGTTAACAAACGAGATGACTACTCAATTAAAGCTTATGGCTTATGGTAGACCACAAATCATCGTTTGGACTAATAATGGTGAAGCATTTTTAGTAGGTAAAAAAGAAGGTGCTGATATGACAGCAGGAACTATTCAAACTGGTGGAGCATTAGGAGACCTTTACGGATACTCTTTAACTTTCACTGGAACTGAACAATTCCCAGCACAGTATCTTTCTGGATCTACTACCGCAAATGCTTTAGGAGGTTTAACTGCAAACTATACAGTTGTATACGGAGCAACAGCTTAATTCAGTATTACACTTAAAATATTAAACCCTACTCTTAACGGAGTGGGGTTTTTTTATTTAACTATTATTAGTAAAATGATTGTTTATTATATATAAAAACAAGCTAATGCTAGCATATTATATATCTCAATCCAACTCATATACAATTAGGACAGAGTTAACTGGTAGTAATCAGTTTACTATGTCATTGCAAGATATGATGGGATTAAACACACTTACTGCATCTTTATCAGAAGTATCATACTCTGCATATGAAAGTATTCTTGCATTTACTGCAAGTATTAGTAGTGCAAGTGTAGGTGATGAATATAGAGCAACCCTATTTAATCAATCAGGAAGTGCATCAATAGAAATATGGCATGGTTCTGTTCAGGTATATGCATCTCAATCAATAGATAAATCAGTATACGAAAACCAAATACCGCCAGTAATATCACACACTAGCGAAAACAAATATATTATAATGAACTAATATGAAAGGTAAACAACAATTTTCAATCGTTAATGTAAATAATAACTCTCTTCCAATCATTACGGAAGATACTAAAACTCGTTATTCATGGGTGCCTTTCGGTGTTTATGGACATGACGATTTTTTCAATGCAGTAACTGCAGCATATAATGTATCAACAACTAATAACGCTTGTGTTGAAGGTATTGCTGATTTAGTATATGGTAAAGGATTATATTCAAAAGATTTAGTAAAGAACGATGTATTACAAAAGTTAATTCCACAAGAAGAAACTAAAAAGGTAGCATTTGATTTAAAATTATTCGGTAATGCTGCATATCAAGTATATTGGAATGATGAACATACTAAAATAATTAAGATGTATCATATTCCTGTTCAGTACCTTCGTGCAGAAAAGATATATGCAAATCCTAGAATAGAAAACTACTATTATTGTGTAGACTGGGATGACCAAAGAAAGGTAAAAGATAAAAAGAAAATACCTGCATTTGGAACATCTAAAGATAAAATGGAAATACTTTATATCAAACATTATTGTCCAGGTTTATACTATTATAGTTTGCCAGATTGGGTAGCTGCATTACAATTTGCAGTATCTGAAGGTGAAATCAGTAATTTACATTTTAATAATATCATCAATGGTTTCTTACCATCTGTTATGATTAATTTTAATAATGGAGTTCCAGCACCAGAAGAAAGACAAACTATCGAAGACTTAGTACAAGCTAAATTTACAGGTACAGATAACGCAGGTCGTTTTATGTTATCATTCAACGATGACCCGAATACTAAACCTACTTTGGACATTATTGATATTCCTAATTTGCATGAAAAGTATGATTATGTTGCAGAATATACACAGGATAGAATACTTGTTGCACATAGAGTAACATCTCCACTTTTATTTGGTATAAGAACAAAGAACAATGGTTTCTCATCTCAAAGTGAAGAAATGAAAACAGCATTCTCTATTATGCAAACAATGACAGTATCTCCATTCCAAAATATTATCTTAAATGCTTTAGATTATGCATTAAGTGAAGGTGGATGGGATGATATGGGATTATACTTTGAACAATTAACTCCATTAGTAATCTTATCTCAAACTGCAGAAGAAACTGGTAAGACAGTTGCACAAGTTGAAGATGAAACAAACAAAGCATTGGAAAATCCTGCAACAACTGATGATACTGCAGAACAAACAATAATAGAGCCAAAACCAACAGAAGAAATGGAAGCATTTTCTATGTTGAATTTAAATAATAAAGAATACGAAATATATAGATAATATGAGCTACGCACTTTTCATAAACAGAAATGATATCATAAAGAATAGTCCATTACAAGGAGCGATTGATGCAGATGCTTTATTGCCATTTGTAAGAACTGCTCAAGACAAATACTTAAAGAATTTGTTAGGAACTGTACTATTTGAATATTTACAAGCACAAATCACTGCAGGAACTGTTGGTAGTTTATCTTCTTATTATCAGGACCTTTTAGATGACCATATCAAATATACTTTATTATGGTATGCATGTGTAGAATATATTCCATTTAGTGGAGTTCAATTCAAATCCAATGGTGCAGTTAAACAACAAAGTGAGCAAGGTGTAACACCTGCTAAATCTGAAATAGATTATTTGTTGAATAAAGCATTGAATAATGGAGATTATTATGCATTGAGATTGCAAAACTATTTGATTGCATACTCTCAATTTATACCACAATATTTAGAAACCGTAGGTAATCAAACTCAAATATATCCTGACCAAAGTAATCAATACTTCGGAGGAATTCAATTATAAAGCATATGGCTCAACAAATTGTACATAATACAGGAACCAACTTTACTCTTTATTACAATACTCTTAATTATTTTAAGACTATAATGAGTAATCACCCATCTATTGAAGCAGTAACGCAAGGTGATATTTCAAAGATAGATGTGGACCAGTTTCCTGCATATCCATTAGGAAATATACTTATAACAGATACTTCTTTTGGAAGTAATGTGACTAACTATACAGTTCAATTGACAGTTGCGGACAAGATTAAAAATAAAAACAACGAAAGTGATGGTAGAACAAATGCACAAACCATTCCTTTTTATGGAACTGATGACACAGTTGATATTCATGCAAATACATTAGCGATTATCAACGATTTAACATCATATACACAAAGAGGAATTGCTGGATTTGAAATACCTGGTGAAATACAATGTGCTGCATTCTCCGACCAGTTTAATAATGGACTGGCAGGTTGGGTGGCCACATTTACACTAACTACTCACAACGATAAAAACCGTTGCCTTTTTTTTTTAATTAATCCGTCGGGTAGTGGATATATAATTGAAGATTGTGTAACTGAACAAAAGTATAAAGCGGTTTTAGATGAAAGTGCTC